AAGCTCGCGGATTACCTCGACGTTCCCGTCGACGATATTTTTTTACCTTTGAACGGTAATTAAAGTTTCGAGCAGAAAGAAGGACCCATGGTCAAGAAGAACGAGGCCTGCTCGCCGGCCGAGAAGGTCGGCAAGGCGGCGGAGCGGGCGGGCCAGCTCTCGTTCCAGCTCTTCGTCGCCACGAGGCACGAACTCACCGACGAGAGCGCCGCGGTCGTGGCCGACATGGCCACCGGCCTCGCGGAGGGTATCTGCGACCTCCTGCGCGAGGTTGCCACGGGTGACGCGGCGGGGGAGGAGTAGCGATGGGCATGACGGCGAGTGAGGCCGCGCGCTCGGCGGCGGTGGCGCTGCTGGTCGTGGCAGCGATCCTGCTGTTCGGCGAGCAGCTGTTCTGGCTGCTCGTGGCCGCGGGCGCGGGGCTGCTGCTGCGCTGGGCGTGGCTGCTGCGACCCACCCTCGACGACGTGAGGGAGGCGCTCGGGCTGTGAGCGAGGAGGAGCAGGCGCTCTACCTGCGTCGCTCGGAGGCGCTGCGCGACGAGACGCTCGCGCTCGCGGCGGGATACGCGGAGCAGCTCGCCCGCAAGCTCCGCGCCATCGAGCAGGACGGCATCGCGGAGTGCGACGTGTATGAGGCCATCGAGCTCGCGCGCACGGTGCTGCCGCTGCTCGAGGCGATCTACTAGGCGGCCGTGCCCGCCGGCGTGGCGGCCTGGCCCGCGCTTCCCCGGGCGCGTGCGGCCGGCAACGGGGCGAGCCCCTCTCCGCCCGACTCGGAAACCGGCGGAGGCACCCCGGGGCCAGGGGCCGTCGCGGCGGCGGGCACGGTGACGTTTGGACTGATGTTTGGAGGTAGGTATGGCAAAGGTGGCGGCGCTCGACGTGAGGCTCAGGGGCCTCGCGGAGCTTCGCGAGACGGTGGCCGAGGCCAGCTGGCACCTCACCCAGGCGGAGCGACTGCTGGTGGGCCTCGGCGAGGTGACGCTCTCGCCCGAGGCGGTGCCGCGCGGCCACGCCGGCGACGAGGACCCCGGCGTGCGGGTGACCCTGGAGGCTAGCGGGAAAGGGAGACCTGGGGAGTGAATGCGAGACCGCAGCTCGGGCAGGTCGTCTCCGGCGCGTAGAGCGTGAGGGTGGCTCCGCAACTCGGTGACTGGTTCGATCGCTAAAGGGAAAGGCCCCGCGCCTGGTGGGACGCGGAGCCCAAAAGAGAGAAGGATCCAGATGAATGATACGACAGCGGCGGCGCTCCTGCCGACGAGGGTCACGGTCGACGACGTGAGCGACAAGTACGGCATCAGCGCCGCGAGCGTGCGCACGGCCTACCGCAAGGGTTGGCTGCGGGGCGCGCCCCCGCGCGGCCTGTCGCGCCCGATACTCTTCCGTCCCGAGGACGTGGAGCGCTGGGTCTCCGGCGAGCCGCCCGTCGAGAGGGACGATGAAGCGTGGAGGTGCTGATTCGCAAGGGCGGTGGGGCCTCGCGTCCGCAACCGCACGGCCCCGCCGCCACCAATCGTGCCAAGGGAGGCCGACCTTGATGGCTTTGAGCGCGGCGCGCGAGGCCATGGCGCTCCGCGAGGAGCTGGCGGAGTTCGCGCGCCGCAACGGATGCGAGGGGATCATGGCCAGGGCGATGAGGGAGTGCCCGAGGCTGCGGCGCGTCGCCGAGGCCGACAGGGACGCCGAGATGGCCCGGAGGGCCGACCGCTCGGCCACGAGGAACGGCAGGCCGTGGGGCGAGGGCGACATGGCTCGCCTGCTGCACGACATGAGGGCGGGCGAGCCCTCCTGGAAGACCGCGATGGCCCTCGGCCGCACGACCAAGGCCGTGGACCAGATGCGGGCGCGCGTCGAGCGAGGGGAGAGGCGGCCATGAGCATGCGCGACTACGAGGAGCTGTGCCGCATCGCGGACGAGAGGGCGACCAAGGTGCCGTTTCACCGGACGGCCACCCACCTCGTCAGGGCACGGCGCAGCGTTGACGAGGGCGAGCCCGTCTGGGCCCTCGCGCGCGAGCTCGGGTGCACCTGCGCCGACGCGGCGATGCTGCGCGAGTTCGTGAGCGAGAGGGACAGGCAGGAGGAGGCGTGCTGATGAACAACTTCAACTTCAACCAGGACTTCTTCGCGGCCTGCTCGGCGCTGGGCGGCGGTGACGGGCGCGACCTCGCCTGGGCGATACTCTCCTACGCCTACACGGGCGAGGAGCCCGAGGGCATGGGCGACGCCGCGCGCGCCTGCTTCCTCATGGCCCGCGGCCGCATCGACGCCGCCGTGGCGGGCGCCCGCGCCAAGGAGCGCAGGGCGAGGCCGTCGGCGGACCCTATGGCAGGGGGTGCGCCCGACCCTACCGCCAACCCTACGGCAGGGTGTGCGGCCAACCCTACCCCAGACCCTACCCCCGACCCTCGGGACAGAAAGAGAAGGAGAAGGAGTAAAGAGATAGAGACAAACCGCGCGGGCGCGTGCGCTGGCGGGCTCGAGGAGCCGGACGAGGCGGAGGTCGCGGCCTGGTTCCAGGCCAACTCCCCGCTGCCCTCCTCGGTGGCCGAGGCTGAGGCGGCCAAGTTCCTCGACCACTTCGCCGCCCAGGGCTGGGTGACGGGGGCGGGCGTGCCCATCGTCAACTGGCAGGCCAAGGCCCGCGCCTGGGTGGCGCGGACGCTCGAGCTCAGGCAGCGCGAGGGCGCGAGGTCGTCCCCGCGGAGGGCCGCGCCCGCGGCCGACTTCTCGGCCTACGCGGCCACGGACGGGGTGGTGGCCCATGGCTAGCGAGGCCCTGCGCGACGCCATGGCCCGCTTCGCGAGGGCCAAGGGGCTGCCGATGGACGGCGCCGCCCAGCGCTCGCCGCGCCTCCCGGTCTACGGCCCCACGCACGGCACGGCCGCCCAGATCGTGGCCGCCGAGATCGAGCGCGGCCACGGCGACATGGTCCCGAGCGGCCTGCTCGAGATGGCGGGCGTGACCAGGGCCGGCGCCGACGCCGCGGCCGAGAGGCTCGCGCGGGCGGCGGCGAGGGCCGGCGTGCCCGAGGCCTTCCGCTCCGTGGCCCCCGACTGCTCGCGAAACGCCCTGCTGGGCGCCGCCGAGCCGCGCGGCGTGTGGGTGAGCGGCACCGTGGGCACCGGCAAGACGCGGCAGGCCTGCGCTTGGCTGCTGGGCTGGCTCTCGGCGCACGACGACGCCGCGGCCGCCTTCGTGACGGAGGCCGACATGCTGGGGCGGCTCCACGGCGCCATGGCCAGGGGCTCGGCGACCGACCCGGACGCCCTGCTCGCCGCGTGGGAGCTCGCCGACCTGCTCGTCCTGGACGACGTGGGCCAGGGCAGGCCCGGGCAGTGGGACGCCTCGCAGGTCTTCCGCCTCGTCGACGCGAGGTGGCGCTCGATGAGGCCGACGATCTTCACGAGCAACCTGACGCTGCCCGAGTGGGGCCAGCGCCTGGCGCAGGTGTGCGAGAGCACGGCGCGGGCCGTGGTCTCGAGGGTGGCGGGCAGCTGCGACCAGCTGGTCTGCGGCGGAATCGACAGGAGGATCAGGCGATGAGCGGATGCGAGGTGCCCCGCTGCGGCCAGTGCGCGCGCTGGTGGCACATGGGCGAGGACAGGTACCTGGACGCGGTGGGCGTCTGCGGCGACGAGATGGTCGAGGACCTGGGCGTCGAGTGCCCGCCGCAGCTGGCCGTGGCCTGGGCGAGGACGCACCAGGTGGGCTACGGCCGCCGCGCGTGCGAGGGCTTCGAGGAGAGGTGGCGCTGATGGGCAAGGAGCTGTGGGAGCGGGTGCGCCTGGACGACGCGATAGTGACGCGGCTGGGCCACCTCAGGTCCGCCGCGAAGCGGAAGGAGAGGGGAGTTAGGTGATGGAGGAAAAGAAATGGTACGAGGGCGTCCCGGCACCCGTGGACGCGGACGGAAACGTCGTGCCGCTCACGACGAGGACGCTCTATGACGGGGATGGCCATGAGATCAGCGTCATGGAGTACGCCCTCATCTACTCCGAGCACACCGGAGTCCCGGTGTGGCGCGTCAGGAGGTCCGACGGAATGATCTTTATGCTCAGCCTCCTCCACCTCGCGCGCCCCGACACCTGGGAGCGCGTCGAGGCGGACATCATGGCCATGGCACACGAGGACTGCGTTTGCTACTACTTCGGGGTCGACGCGGACACCCCCTGCTCCGCGTGCCCGTCGGTAAAGATCAAGGGGTCTTGCCCCGTGAATGTCGCCCGAGACGTCTTCCGCCGCGCCAAGGCGCTCGCGGAGCGCGATGCAAAGGGGGCAGATCGTGACTAGTGACAAGGAGCGCCGCGAGGTGGCGGCAAGGCTTCGCGCATGCGCACAGGACGTAAGCGGGACGAGGGACTTCGCGATGTACCTCAGCAATTGGGTTGGCATCGAAGGGGTTACCGATGACGAAGGCAACCCGTTCACCGTAGCCGCCGACCGTAGGTGTGCCGAGAGGACGATCGAGAAGCTAGCCGACCTCATCGACCGCCCGACGTGCGAGATGAAAAGCATCCCGGGATCGAGTCATCGCGCGTGCTCCCGGTGCGGAGCTTTCGTCAGGCGAGACGCTGCGACGAACTGCACCGAGGTAATTCCGGTCAGGCGCTGCCCCAACTGCGGTGCTGAGGTGGTGAGCGGCAGATGAACCTATCTGATTGGTACGACCTGAACGAACGTGCGGAGGAGCACGGCTTAGGCGACGACCCGGAGCTGGCGCATCTCCTGCACATCCTCCAGTTCAAGGAGGCCGTCGCAAGAGGGTACAGAAGGACGATGGACGAGCTCAACGCTTGGGAGAAGAACATCGCGAAGGCTGTCGAGCTAAGTATCGAGGTTGAAGAGGCAGCAGAGCGCAGAAGAGGCGCGGAGGTGAGGGGCGATGAGTGACGACCGCGCAGCCGCGAGGGCGGCACACGCCGCGATGTGCGCGACGCACGGCGTGAGGGACCTCTACGAGGGCGACTGCCGCGGCTGCGGCGAGTGCTGCTCGAGGTTCGTGCCGGTCAGCGTCTTCGACCTGCGCCGTCTAAAGCCTTACGTGCTCGAGCACGGAATCAAGCCGCATGAGCCGCGCGGCGAGGTCGACCTTATGTGCCCATGGCTCACCGACGGCAAGGAGTGCGCCGTCTACGCGGCAAGGCCCGAGGTGTGCCGCGCCTACCGCTGCGACCTGCACAAGCGTGGCGAGATTCGACCCTTCTTCGGGGCGGCGAGCGCCAAGATCACCGACATGAGGGAGCTTGCGGAGAGGTGGAGCGATGCTGAGTAGGGAAGAGAAGCGCGGCGACGTAACGGCCGAGCTTTCCGGGAAAGTGGCTGCGAAGCTGCGCAGGGAGTTCACTCTCGTCGCGATGGAGGTTTGGGTCGACAGCCGTCACAGGGTCGACTTCGTGGCGTTCTCGCCCGGAATCGGCGGAAGGAACTGCGCGCTCGAACACGGAAAGTTCGTGTTCGTTGAGGTTAAGTCGTGCATGGAGGACTTCAAGAGCGGCCATGGCCTCACGTTTCTCGGCGACGAGAACTGGCTCGTGTGTCCCCGCGACCTTGCGGACGAGCTGCACGACAGGCGTCTCCTGCCGCTCGGTGTGCAGGTCTACTGCCCTGACAGGGGCGGCAAGCTGCGGCTTGCGTACGATCGCGGAATGCGAGGCACGGAGAGCCTTAGAGACGATTCGACGCTTTGTCTTCTTTGGTCGATGCTGACGGGTTCGTACTCGATATGGCGCACGACTAGGGACGTGTTCAGCGATTGTCATGAGGCGGTGGACGATGCCGTATGACAGCGCGGGATACCGCGACCACTGCGGAGGGTGCCGCCACTTCAAGCTTGACGAGAGGCGGACGGCCCTTTACCGCGAGATCTATGGGGAGCACATGCCGGGCGTCCATCGCTGCGAAAAGCTGGGCATCCGCGTCGATCGCTTCGACTCGCCGCAAAACCCGTTAAGCGTGGCGGCTGGAATCGCCAAATGGCAGGTCTTCATGGACGGCGACAGGATCACCCACATCGTGAACATGGACAACGCCACCTTCGTGGAGGTGGTGGACGAATGATCAGCTCTCTACTCGAAATCATGGCGGTCGTCGGCGCGCTCGAGCTCGTCGTGGCCGTGGGCGAGGCCATCCTCATCGTCGCGATCCTGCGGTGGGTGCGCCCGTGAGGGCGCGGGGCCGCGAGGTGCCCGCCTTCTCCGTGAGGCGGGGGCGCGGCGGCGTGTGGGAGGCGAGGGCGTACATGGGGCGCGACCCGGTGACGGGCCGCGCCCTTCGGCCGTACCGGCGCCTGCCGGAGGCGTCCTCCGAGGAGGAGGCGCTCGAGTACGCCCGCGCCTGGGCCGAGGGCCTGGCGCCCGGCACCGCCGCGGGGCGCAGGCTCGACGAGATGCTCGTCGAGTACGTGGACGGCCTCGCCGCCTACGGCCGGGCCGCGCAGACCGTCGAGACCTACCGCTCGACCATCCGCCACCAGGTCGCGCCCACCATCGGCTCGGTCCCGGTGGGCGAGCTGGAGGCGTGGGAGGTCTCGACCGCCTACCGCATGCTCATGGCTGGGCGGTCCGGCGCGAGGCCCGTCGGCCCCTCGACCGTGCTCAAGATGCACTCGCTCCTCTCCGGGGCCTACGAGCAGTGGAGCCGCGAGGGCCTGGTCTCGCGAGACCCGATGCCGAGCGTGACCAAGCCGCGCCGCCCGATGGGGTCGGCCCGCTCGATGGGCGAGGGGTCGTTCTCGGCGCTGTCGGCCGCGCTCGCCGAGGCCATGGCCAGGGGCGGCGCTGACGAGAGGGCATGCGCCGCGGCGGCCTACGTCGCGCTCTCGACGGGCATGCGCGACGGCGAGGTCTGCGCCCTGGCCCGCTCGTCGCTGCGCCGCCTGACCCACGAGCTCAACGTCCACGCGACCATGACGGAGCGGCCAAGGCTCGAGCGCAAGCCCATGGCCAAGAGCTCGGCGGGCTGCCGCAACGTCGCGATCGACCCGGAGTGCGAGGAGCGGCTCGCCTGGCTCATGGCCCGCGAGGCCGAGGAGCTGGGCGGGCTGCCCGAGGACGCGCCGCTCGTCACGCGCGACGGCTCATGGATGCGCCCGAGCGCCCAGAGCGCCGCCTTCTCCAGGCTCGCGAGGTCGCTCGGGCTGCCCGCCGGGACCACCATGCACACCCTGCGCCACACCCACGCGACGATGCTGCTCTACTCCGGCGTGCCGGTGGAGACGATCAGGCAGCGCCTGGGGCACGCGGACGTGGCCACGACGCTCAGGCTCTACGCCCACGCGCTCGAGGGCGCGGACAGGGCTGCGGCGGAGGCGTGGTCGGGCGTCAGGGAGGGCGTCGGCGGGTGTGCCACGGGTGAGCCACGCGGGTGTGGCCGCGATGGGCGGTAGGCGCAGGTGGCGGCGCGAAAGCGGGGCCGCCCAGCAAAGAACACCTAATTCTTTGAGAGTGCTTGAAAACGGGGGAAACGAGACGAGACCGGAGGCATCACTTGGCTGAGCGCGACTACCTGACGACGCGTGACTTCCTGAGCGCCCGCGACTGCTTCGAGGCGGTGCGAGCCGCCGTGCTCGAGGGCGAGAGGGCGCAGCGGCAGATCAAGGCGATGAAGGCGGGGGAGGGCATCCGCCCGGCGTCCCTCTTCGGCGGCCACGGCGGCGCTCGGGACGTTACCGGCATGGCGAGGGTCGACGCCCGCATCGACCTCGAGTCAGTCTACGAGCGCAGGATCGCCGAGGCCGAGGCGCTCGTGGCAGCCGCGCGCGACGTGATCTACGGGCGCGACCAGGAGCCGGGCGGCGTCGCCGCGCTCGTTGGGCCCGTGGCCGCCGACGCGCTCTTCTGGCGCTTCTGCAAGGCCGAGAGCTGGCACGTGGTGACGGCCTCGTGCGGCGTGTCAGAGTCGACCTGCCGCCGGATGGTCGACGTGGGCATAGACGCGGTCCAGGCCTACGGCATCTCCCGTGCCATCGCCGGCGTGGGCGTCGCGGAGGGGTGAGGGACATGGCAACGCCCAGGCCTACATACGCGGCCCCACCCGCGCGGACATGGAGGCGAGGCGCGACGCGTCTTCGTCGGTGGCGGACTCTGAACAGGTCTGACAGGTTGTGAACAGGTCTGACAGGTTGTGACAGACTCTGACAGGTTGTGACAGACTCTGACAGGTTGTGACAGACTCTGAACAGGTCTGACAGGGTTGTCGCGTGATATACCTATGATCGCGAAGCGTCGCGGGTCAGCGTGGAAACTAACCAAGTCACGCAGTCGCAGGCTCGGCATCCATCGGGTGTCGGGCCTTTTTCATACCTACTCACCACCATGGGGGCGCGATGGTCACACGTCAGGCGATGCTCGATGCGGCTCTTAGGTACGACACCTCGATGAGCCGAGCGATGCTCAGGGCCCTCGGCCACGACGATCCCGAGCCGCGCCGCGGCCCGTGCCCCGTCGTGCGCGTCGGGGCAACCGCCCGCGACGCCAGGCGCTACCGTGCCATGCGGTGGTGCTTCGAGAACCACGGAAGTCCGATGCGCTAGCCGTGGCGACCAAGTCACGCTACGCCAACGGCCACGCGCGGCGGCAGGTGCGCGCCTGGCTCAGGGCGCAGGGGCTGCCGTGCGCCATCTGCGGCAGGCCCATCGACTACGACCTGCCGGCGGGCGACCCGATGAGCTTCGAGGTCGATGAGGTCGTGCCCGTGTCGCGGGGCGGCTCGCCCATCGATCGCGCGAACGTGCAGCCCGCGCACAGGATATGCAACCAGCGTCGGGGCAACCGAATGCCCGGCGACGCCGGGACGGCCGGACTGGCCGTGAGGAGGAGCCGCGACTGGTGAGGGCGGGGGATAGCCCCTCCACCCGGCCCAAAGGCTCGCCCGCGGGCATTGCGCCCATATAGCGCGCCCATTTAATTTCCACAGGTACCTAACAAACGTGTTGGCGGTGAGACCATGGCCAGGATCAAGCTCACGACCGCATGCAACCGCGGCGACCCGCGCGGGGTCTACGAGGCCCTGCGCTACGACATGGCCAAGAAGCTCGAGGAGACCGATTCTGGCCGTGACTACGCCGCCATCGCCAAGTCCTTCATCGACGTCCAGGAGAAGCTGGACGAACTGGGCGAAACGGCGACCAAGGCGACGGAGCGCCACGCGTCGGCGCTCGCGCAGGCACAGAAGCGCCACTTGAAGGTAGTCAATGGCTAGGCTCGGTGCGCAGGAGCCGACGTTCGAGGTCGTGGGCGACTACGCCCGCACGGACGGCCCGGAGATAGTCTCGACGCTCGCGGCCTACGGCTTCGAGTTCGACGAGGCGCAGACCCACCAGCTCGGCCTCTACGCCGCCAAGGACGCCGCCGGCGCGCCGGCGGCCATGACCATAAGTCTCTCGGAACCGCGCCAGAACGGCAAGAGCCACGCGGCGCGCTGGTACGCGGTGTGGTGCGCGGCAATCTGCGGCACACAGGTGGTCTACTCAGCGCATAACGGCAACGTGGTCGCCGACTTCTTCAAGCTGCTCGACCTCGTCTTCACCAACGAGGACAACTACCCCGACTTCCACGCCATGCTCGACGGCGAGCCGTACAGGCAGCCAGGGAGTCAGGAGATACGCTTCACCAGCGGCGGGCGCATCCGCTTCTCGACGAGGACCAACAGCAAGTCGCGCGGCGGCACCTGCTCAATGATCATCATCGACGAGGCGCAGGAGCTGACCGACGCGCAGCTGAACGCCCTACTGCCGACCTCGGCCGCGAGCCCCGACGGCGTGCCGCAGACCATCTACATCGGCACCCCTCCCGACCCCACGTGCGTCGGCACGGTCTTCCGCCGCCTCCATGACGAGGCGCACGGAGAACCGGCGCCCGACACGTGGTGGATGGAGTGGGCCGTGGACGAGCTGCCAAGGGAGGACGCCGGCCCCGACGAGCTGCTGGAGCTGGCCTACGCGACGAACCCGGCGCTAGGCGTGCGCATCAACGAGCGCACGGTCCGCAACGAGGCCCGCACGATGGGCCTCGACGGCTTCGCCCGCGAGCGCCTGGGCTGGTGGAGGCCGGGCGGCACGCAGGAACCGCCGCTCATCGACCCCGCCAGGTGGGACGAGTGCCGCGTGGCCGACGAGGATGCCATGCAAGACGGCATCAAGGCCTTCGGCGTGAAGTTCTCGCCGGACGGTCAGACCGCCGCGCTCAGCGTGGCCCTCGCCCGGAAGGGCGGGGCGTCCTACGTCGAGCTCATCGAGGTCTCCGGAACCTCGCGCGGCACCGACGGCCTGGCCGACTGGCTGCTCGCCAGGGCAGGGACCACGGCGGCGCTGGCCATCGACGGCAAGAGCGGCACCGCGCCGCTCGTGAAGCGCCTCCTCGACCGCGGCTACCCGAGGCGCGCCCTCGTGGAGTGCTCGACGGCGGACGCGCAGGCGTCGGTGGCGATGCTGCTCGACGAGGTCAACGCGGGCACCGTCTCTCACATTGAGTCACCCGCGCTCGACGAGAGCGCGACTAAATCCATCAAGCGAAAGATAGGGAGCAACGGCGGCTTCGGCTTCGGCGACGGCCCCGGCTCCATCTCGTGCCCGGTCGAGAGCGCGGCGCTGGCCCTGTGGGCCGCCCGCACGACCAGGCGCGACCCGAAGAGAAAGCAGAGGGCCTGGTAGTGCGCAAGGAGATACCTTCCGACATCGCGTCGGCGAGCGGCCTCCGGCCCGAGGACGCCCAGACCGTGCAAGCACTCTGCGAGACCTACCGCGCGAAGCTCGCGAGGAACTACCTGCGCCGGGGCTACTACCTGATGCACCAGCGGCCAAAGGAGCTGGGCATCTCGGTGCCGCCTCACCTGCGCAACCTCGAGCAGGTCGTGGGCTGGCCCGCCAAGGCCGTTGACAGCCTCGCCAATCGCTCGCAGTTCGACGGATTCGTTACCTCCGACGAGGACGCGACCGACGAGCTCGCACGCATCGTCTCTGCCAACTCCATGAAGCGCCTGTATCGGCAGTCGGTGAAGAGCGAGCTGCAGTGCTGCTGCGCCTTCCTGACCGTCACGGCGGGCGACGAGGGCGAGCCGCCCGTGATCGTGTCGGCGCACCCCGCCACCGCCGCCGCGGCCGTATGGGACGACCACATGCGCCGCATCGAGGCGGGCATGGTCGTTGTCGACCGCGACCGCAGGCCACACCACGGCGACGAGCCGACGTGGGTGGACGTCTTCACCGACGAGGCCGTCATCCGCATCAGGCGCAACGGCAACACCCGCAACTGGACGGCCGAGTACGTCTGGCACTCCATGGGCCGCCCGCTCATGGTCCCCATGGCGCACGAGGCCACCCTGGAGCGCCCCTTCGGCAAGTCCCGCATCTCCCGCGCGGTGATGAACATCACCGACAACGCCATGCGCGCCTCCGTGCGCTCCGAGATCAGCGCCGAGTTCTTCACGAGCCCCCAGAAGTACCTCATGGGCGCGGACGGAGACGTCCTCGGCGACATGAGCAAGTGGGACGCGTACATCGGCAACATCTTCGCCGTGTCCAAGGACGCGGACGGCGACGTGCCGACCTTCGGTCAGCTCGCCCAGGGGAGCATGCAGCCGCACATCGACTACATGCGCTCGCTTGCCGCTCGCTTCTCGGGCGAGACGAACGTACCGCTCTCCGAGCTGGGCGTCGTGACTGACAACCCGTCGAGCGCCGAGGCGATCTACGCTGCCAAGGAGGCGCTCGTCATCGACGCGCAGAACCTCAACGCCGACAACGGCGAGGCCCTGCGCGACGTGGCCCTCATGGCCCTCGCCGTCTCGCGCGGCACAGACTACGCGACGGTGGAGGCCGAGGGCCTGGCCGTCCAGGCGAAGTTCAAGAACCCCGCCATGCCCTCCGTGGTCAGCCAGTCCGACGCGATGGTCAAGATGATCAGCGTGCTGCCGTGGCTCGCCGAGTCCGACGTCGCCCTGGAGGAGCTGGGCTTCTCCGACGACCAGATTCAGCGCCTGCGGAGCGACCGAGCCAAGGCCACCAGCCGCGCGCTGGTCGCGTCCGCCACGCAGGGCACGGGGCTCGCGCTTCCCACCGCCAACCCCGACGCGGCGGCAGCGCAGCTCGCCAATGAGGCACAGCAGTGATTCCCCGCGAGCAGTTCGACGCCTACAACAGGGCCGTCGCGAACCTGTCGGACGGCGCGGCGCAACGCATCGAGTCGGGCATCTGGGCGTGGCTACAGACCGACGAGGGCAAGGCCGCGAGCGTGGCCAAGTGCCGCGAATATGCCAAGTCGCTCATGTCCGGCGTCATCCAGGACTACGACGAGGCGGCATCCTCGCTCGCGGCGCAATGGTACGACAGACAGGCCGCCGACGCGCACTTCAAGCTCCCTGCCGCGGTGACAGCCACGACCTACGACCCCAAGACCGTGGACGAGACGGCGCGCTACCAGGCCAAGAAGCTCGTCAAGGGCGACCTGCGCGGTTTCGCCAGGTACTGCGGGGAGCTCGGACGCAACGACGTGCTGCGCAGCCTGAACGAGACGATCATCGCGAACGTCGGGCGCGACAGGAAGGTCGGCGTCCGCTTCGCGCGCGTCCCGACCGGCGCGGAGACGTGCACCTTCTGCCTCATGCTCGCGTCTCGCGGCGCGGTCTATCACACACGCAAGACGGCGGGCGAGTTCCGCCACTTCCACCGCCGCTGCGACTGCAAGGTGGTCCCCGGCTTCGAGGACGACCCGGACGCCGAGCTCGTGGAGGGCGTGCGCCCCGAGGAGCTTCGCGACCAGTGGGCCGCGTGCAAACGCGCGGATGAAGAGGTCGGTGCGCCTGGTCTGACCAAGGAGGCCGTCAAGCGCCAACTCCTTACCGACCCAGCCGCGAGCCTCGACGCGCCACTTGAGAAGTCCGTGCCGTGGCTGCGCGCCGTTGATAGATATCTAGTTCCGGATGCGAAGCTGAACGCCTACGCGCTCAGCTACATGGGCAACAAGGACAAGACCGAAGCATTCAGGTCCGCTCTCGGCTTCACGCCGAGCGATGCCCCGGAGGTGATTCGCCAGTTATATGAGTGGCTGGCCGACAATCCGCCGACGTTTAGGGGAGGAACGCCATATGGCGATAGCTATACCTCGACATTGACCATGAAGGGTGGAAACGGAAAAACCGCCAAAGTGACGGCTGGTTGGATTAAGCGCCCGGGCGATGATAAAATGCAGCTAGCAAGCATCTACGTGGATGGATGAGGTGACAAAGTATGCCAAGACAGTACGACTACGTGATGCTGAAAGATGGCACGCTTGGTTGCCTCATAGAGGACTTCGGCGGAGGTGCCTACCTTTTCGAGTTCCCCACGCCAGGCGGGGAGAGCATGTACGATGAGCGCGCCATCAATGAGGGCGAAATCGAGAAAACGGTTCCGCAAGATGCCTTGCCGAATCCGTATGCCGTGAAGGGACGTGGCCAAGGCCATGGCATCTGACGATTTCGAGGTCATCGCGTTCAAGGTGCTCTCGTACCTCTACCGGTGCATGAAGGACGGCAAGAAGGTTGATGTCGCCGCCCTGCGCGAGCTCATCGGCTGCAACGAGGCTTATCTCGGCTCTGTCATCAGAGGGCTTCAGTCAAAGGGACTTGTCGATGGGTTCTGCTTTGACGGCCTGTCGGGCGTCGTTATCGACTCGCCCGCGCTTGCGACCATGTCGGAGCCTGTCATCACGATGGACGGGGCGGCATACGTGCGCGAGAACTCGCGCATGCGGAAGGCAAGAGAGTTCGCCGGCCACGCATTCGACGTCGCTCTGGCGACGGTCATTCAGGCCGCAGCGTCGCGCATCTAACCACTCGAGATTTAATCGCAAGCCAAACCAAGACTGCATCAAAAGCACTAGGCCCCGCGAGGGGCCTTTTTCATGGACACAGGAGGTGCCTCATGGCAAACGACAACGCGTCGCGCACCGGGGTCGGGTTCTCCACCCTGCTCGGCCTGCTCTTCATCGGACTCAAGCTCATGGGCTTCGTCGACTGGGCCTGGTGGGTCGTGCTCGCCCCCATCTGGGGCCAGCTCGCGTTCCTCGCCGTCGCGTGCGTCGTCCTCGTCGCCGCCGCCCTCGCCGACAAGGACTAGCGACCACGCCCCGTGGGAGGGCGCAACGACGCGAGGAGCGTCATGCCGCGCAGACACGCAACGCGCGGCGACTCGTCGAATCAAGCCCCAGCCGGGGCTTTTTTCATACACGCCCGCCACGGGCGGCAACCGTGGCACCTCACCGCGCCTGCCGGGTCAAGCAGGCTCGCACACGCCCGAGCGGGCGGGAACCTAACGAAAGGAAACAGACATGGCAGACGAAGCGACGTTCGAGCCCATCACCTCCCAGGAGCAGTTCGACCAGGCCATCAAGAGCCGCATCGAGCGCGCCCAGGCAAAGGCCGTCGAGAAGTTCGCCGACTACGACGAGCTGAAGGCCAAGGCCGCCAAGTTCGACGAGGCGGAGGCCGCGCAGATGAGCGACCTCGAGAAGGCCAAGAAGGAGGTCGAGGAGCTCAAGGCCGCAGCCGCCAAGCGCGACGAGGCCGACCGCGTGAGCGACCTCAAGGCCAAGGTCTCCAAGGCCACCGGCGTCCCCGCCGACCTCATCATCGGCGCCGACGAGGAGTCCATGACCGCCTTCGCGAAGTCCGTCGCCGAGTTCGCCAAGAAGCCGAGCGCCCCGGCCCTCAAGGAGTCCGGCAAGTCCGCCTCCGCCAAGCCCGAGGACAACGGCTTCCGAGAGATCGCCCGCATGCTCGCGGGCGACAAGTAGCCAACGAAAGGAACGCACATGGCACTCACCACCGCAAAGATCACCCTGCCCACCGACGTGGCCGTCGGCATCGTCAACAAGGCGTCCGACACCTCCACCATCGCCGCGCTCTCCCCGAGCACGCCGATGCTCTTCCGCAACCAGGACTACATGGTCTTCAACCCCGCCTCCGAGGCCGAGGTCGTCGAGGAGGGCGCCGAGAAGTCCTCCTACGAGCAGACGCTCGCGACCGTGACCGCCAAGCGCGTCAAGCTCCAGACCACCACCCGCGTCACCTCCGAGCTCGAGTGGGCCGACGAGGACAACCGCACGCAGATCATCGAGGCCATCGTCGCCGACCAGGCCGCGGCCTTCGCCCGCGCCCTCGACTACGTGGTCTACCACGCCGTCAACCCCAAGACCGGCGGCGCGCTTAGCGGCTACACCGCCCTCTCCGGCACCGCCACGCAGGTGACCTCCACGGGTGACGCCGTGGAGGACATGGACGCCCTCGTGGACGCCATCGCCGCCACATACGACGTCAACGGCATCGCGCTCTCCAAGACCTTCGCCGCATCCCTGCGCAAGGTCCGCGTCCCGTCCACCGGCATGCGCCTGTACCCCGAGATCCCGCTGAACCTCCAGCCTGGCACCGTCGAGGGCGTCAAGGCCGCGACCTCCGGCACCGTCTCCGGCGCACTCGCCAAGGCCGCGACCAAGGTTCTCGCCTTCGCCGGCGACTTCTCCGTCATCAAGTGGGGCCTCGTCCGCGACATGACCGCGCAGGTCATCCCCTACGGCGACCCCGACGGCTCCGGCGACCTCCAGCGCACCAACCAGATCGCCTACCGCACCGAGGGCGTCTACGGCTACGCCGTGCTCGACCCCAAGGCCATCGCCTGCCTCAAGGCGGCCTAGCGATGGGCGCCTTCGACAAGACGCTCGTGCCGGGCACGGGCGCGTCCTCCTCTGTCTTCGATCAGCCCGTCAAGTTCGCCGGGGCCACCAAGGTGACCTCCGCCGACGCTGCCGACGCCGCCGGCGCGGCGCCAACCAAGGTGGAGTTCGACGCCGTGGTCAAGCTCGCCAACGAGCTGAAGAAGGCCCTCAACTCCATGCTCTCCTAGGAGGTGCCGCATGGCCGCAAATCTGACCGTCACGCTCGATGAGTACGCGGCCCGCTACGGCACGCCGCCAGACCCCGAGCGCGTCTCCGCGCTGCTCTCCGACGCCTGCGACATGCTGCTCACGGCCTACGAGGGCCGCTATGGATACTACGTGGCGGGCGCGCACCCGGCCTTCGACCGGGGCTACAAGGCCGTGGCCAGCTCCGTCGTGAGCCGCGCCGTTAGCGTGCCCGACTGCTTCGCCGGCGCGACGCAGTACAGCCAGACGGCCGGTAGCTACAACGCCTCCGTGACCTTCGCCAACCCCACCGCCGACCTCTGGCTCGGCAAGTCCGACCTGAGGCGGCTCGGGCTGGCGGGCATGCGCATCGGCTCCATCGCACCGATGATCGGGGATGGGGACCGTGCTTGTTAGCCTCATCCCCACGGAGCCGGTCGTCGTGGTCCGCCCCACGGTTGAGCGCGACGACCTCGGCGAGCCCGTCGAGGCGGGACCCTCGCGCGAGGAGGTGCGCTGCGTCGTGTGCCCGGGGGCGACCTCGGACATGGACGCGACGCGCCCCGAGGGCGTCATCGTTGCCTTCACGCTCCACTTCCCCAAGACCTACGCCGGGAGCCTGCGCGGCTGCTCGGTGGAGGTGCGCGGCGCCCGCTACGACGTGGTGGGCGACCCACAGCGCACGACCGAGGCCGCCACGCCCGGCCCTTGGAACCTGGCCGTGGAGGTGACCCGCGCGGATGGCTAGCGGAATCAAGTTCGGCAAGTTCAAGATGAGCCGCGCCGGCTATGCCGCGCTCATGGACTCCCCTGGTGTCCAGGGCGTCGTCGAGCGCAAGGCGCAGGCCGTCAAGGCCGCTGCTGACGCCGGGCTCTCCGACGGCGGCTACGCGCTGCCCGGCCACGAGGTCAAGGACTTCCAGGGCAAGCTCGCGCGCGGCAGGGTCGTGCGCACCAAGACCGACCAGGCCCGCTACAGCGAGGCCAAGCGCAAGACGCTCTCCAAGGCGCTCGGAGCGGCGAACGGATAGGAGAAATCGCATGGACATCGAGGCCGTTGTGGCCAGAAGGCTTTCCAAGGCGGTGGGCGTGCCTGGCCGCGTTGAGGTCACCGCGGACGCGCCGGAAAGCTACATAAGCGTCGAGCGGCTGGGTGGGGGAGGCTCCATTTTCGAGCCCGTCCAGCTCGCCGTCGACTGCTGGGCCGGGAAGAGGCAGCGCAAGGCCGCTCAGGCCCTCTCCGAGAGGGTGAAGGCGGCCGTCTGCGACCTCGACGAGGAGCCGAACTTCTTCCATCCCGAGGTCACGAACTGCTACCGGCAGAACGACCCGGACACGGGCCGCTCGAGATACATCGTGCAGGCCCAGATATGGGTCTGCGAGTAGACAAGGAAGGGGCCTGCTAATGGCCGAAACCAACACCAACAACCAGGCGAACGTCAGCTCCGCCAAGGGCGTGAAGGGCGGGTACATCTTCTCCGCACCCGTGGGAACGGAGCTGCCGACCGACATCAAGACCAAGCTCGACCCCGCGTTCAAGTGCCTTGGCTTCATCTCCGAGGACGGCTACGTGGAGACGGTCGACGAGGACTCCGACGACATCCCGGACATGAACGGCGACGTCATGGACTCCACCAACTCCAACCGAGTCGAGTCCGCCCAGCTCACCCTCGCCGAGATCAAGGCCGAGACCCTGAAGCGCCAGTACGGCGAGGGCAACGTCACCGACGCAAACGGCCTCATCACCGTCAAGCACAACTCGGACTCCCACCCGACCTTTTCCTACGTGCTCGAGCTCGTCCTCAAGAACGACCGCCGCTGGCGCAAGGTCGTGCCCAAGGGCAAGTCCTCCGAGCTGGACGACCTCACCATCGCCAGCTCCGAGCTGTGCCAGCGCGCGCTGACCATGAAGTACCTGACCGACGAGCAGGGAAACACCTGCTACGACTACTTCGAGTCCACGGAGACCCATGCCGCCTAGTCACGCGAGACGGGGCGCGGGCATGGGTCCCGCGCCCCGGGACAAACCGACACGTAACACCTAAGGAGCTGCGAGAATGCCCGCCAAGAAGAAGCACGAGACCACGAAGTTCGAGTTCAGGGGCCAGAAGTTCGAGGCCGACAAGACCGCCTTCGGCTCGCTGAGGGTCCAGACCGCGCTCAGCCTCGGCGACAAGGACCCGCGCGCGGCGAACGAGGCCATGGACCTCGTATGCTGCGGACATCTGGTCGACTACATCGGGCGCATCCCGGACGCCGACGGCAACGCCCCGGACGAGCTGGGCTGCTCGCCCGAGGACTGGGTGGCCTTCACCAACGCCATGGCGGAGGCCGTCTCGGCAAAAAACTAGCTGTCTTCGCCCGCGACTGGCTCGACCACCGCGAGGACACGGTGGCGGACTTCAGGCAGTTCTACGGCATCGACCTCCCCATGGAGGCCGGGGACGAGGACTGCCGCCGCTGGGCGATGCTGTGGCGCGCGCTGCCGCGCGAGTCGAGGACGGCGAGGCGGCAGAGCCCGGCGCTCGAGTGGAGCGAGGGCGAGTACATGCTCAGCCAGGTGGTCTACTACCTCAGCCTCCTCGCGTGGAGGCAGTGCACCAAGGATGGCCAGAAGGGGCGGCGCGCCCCGCAGCCGCCAAGGACCCCCGGCGAGAGGGCGGACGCCGAGCGGCGCCGCGCCAACGCCGAGGCGGCGCGCGGCGAGATAGACAGAATCCTCGGCATCCCGGAAGGGGGTGCGTAAATGTCGGTGAACGTCGGCTCGGCGTCCGTGACGATCATGCCGACCATGAGCGGCTTCGCGGCCAAGATGGACAAGGAGCTGGGCGGCGCGGGCAAGACTGGCGGCTCGGCCTTTTCCAAGGCGTTCGGCACGGCGGCGCAGCCGGGGAGCGGCTTCCTCGGGAGGTTCCGCACCGCCGGCAACAGCGCGGGCTCGGCCATGGGCGAGTCCGTGGGCAAGGGCATCAGCGCCAAGGGCGCGGCCATCGCCGGGGCCATGGGCGGACTCGCCTCGTCCATCGGCGCTAAGCTCGTGGGCACCATCCAGGGACTCACGGGCGAGATAACCGACGCCAGCGACTCGGCGCAGAAGTTCGCGAGCACGCTGTCCTTCGCCGACATCGACGACTCGACCATCAGGCAGCTGACGGCCTCGACGCAGGCCTACGCGGACGAGACGGTCTACGACCTCTCCGACATCCGCAACACGACGGCTCAGCTCGCCGCCAACGGCGTGGACGACTACGCGCGGCTCGCCGAGGCCGCGGGCAACCTGAACGCCGTGGCCGGCGGCAACGCCGACACGTTCAAGTCCGTGGCCATGGTCATGACCCAGACGGCCGGCGCGGGCAAGCTAACGACGGAGAACTGGAACCAGCTCTCCGACGCCATCCCGGGCGCGTCCGGCAAGCTCCAGGAGGCCCTGAGGGCCAACGGGGCGTACACGGGCAACTTCCGCGAGGCGCTGGAGAAGGGCCAGGTCTCCGCCGAGGAGTTCAACCGCGCGGTCATGGACCTCGGCATGACCGACGCGGCCAAGGAGGCGGCCACCTCCACCGCCACCATCGAGGGCGCCATGGGCAACCTCGAGGCGGCCGGCGTCAAGGGCGGCATGGTCCTCACCGACGCCTTCAAGCCGTTCATCACCGGCGCCATCAACACCGCCTCCGAGACAATCGGCCAGGTGACCGACGGCGTCGTGGCCTTCTTCGACGTCGCGCAGTCCAACGGTGCGGTCCAGCAGCTCACCGACATGGTGGGTGCGCTCGGCGGGGCGGCGGGCAACATCCTCGGCGCGCTGGGGAGCCTCGCGCTCGCCGTGCTCGGCATCCAGCCAAGCGGTGACGCCGCCACGGACGCGGCGAACGGCCTCAAGGGCGCGCTCGACGCGGCCCAGCCGGTCGTCCAGGGCGTCTCCGACGCGACCGGGTGGCTCAGGGACCACGCCGCCGAGGCCGCGCCCTACGTCCAGGGACTGGCCTTCGCCTTCGCGGCCATGCGCGCGGCCCAGGGCATCGCCGGGTTCGTGACGGCCTTCTCGGCGGCGGTCGGCGGCGTGTCCGTCACCGCCCCGGCCGCCACGGCCGGCACCACCGCGCTCGCGGGCGGCGAGACGGCAGCGGGCACCGCCGCCGGCGTCTCCGCCGCGCAGATGCTCGCCTTCGGCGCCGCCGTGCTCATGGTCGGCGCGGGAGTGCTGCTCGCCGCCGCCGGCATGCTCGTCATCGCCACGGCGGCAATCCAGGTTGCGTCGGCGGGCCCGATGGCCGCCGCCGGGATGCTCGCCATGGTCGGCGCGGTCGCCGGCCTCGCCGTCGGTGCCGCCGCCCTCGGACCCGCGCTCACCGCCGGGGCCGTCGGCATGCTCGCCTTCGGCGGCGCGGTGGCCCTCGTCGGAGCCGGCGTCCTTTTGGCGTCCGCCGGGCTGACGCTGCTCGGCGCGGCGCTCCCCGGCATCGCCGCCTACGGGGCTACTGCCGCCGTCGGCGTCCTCGCGCTCGGCGCGGCAATGCTCGTGCTCGGCCCCGGCGCAATCGTGGCCGCTGCCGGCCTCACGACGCTCGGCGCGGGCGTTGCCGTGGCCGCGGCGGGCGTGACGCTGCTCGCGGCTGGCGCAATGCTCCTCGGCGCCGGGCTCGCCCTCGTGGCGGCCTCGGTGGTCGGGGCCTCCGCAGGCATCGTCGCCATGGGCGCGGCCATGCCCATGGTCTCGTCCTCCGCGCCGGGCGCGGCTGCCGGGCTCGGCGCCCTCGCGGCGGCGGCACTCGCGGCATCGCCCGGGCTGCTCGCGGCGGTGCCAGCCATGGGGGCGTTCTCCTCCGCGTGTTCGACGGCGTCGTCCGCCTCCTCGCAGGCGCGCTCAGGCATCGACCAGGTCAAGTTCGCGAGCCAGTCCATGGCCACGGCGGCGAAGGCGTCTTTCCGGGACTTCGCAAACTCGGCGAGGGGCGCTGCCTCGACCGCTTCTAACGCTGTCATGGGCGCCTGCCGCCAGATGTCAGCAGAGGTCGGGTCGCTCAGGCTCACGCTCCCGCGCATCCAGGTCGGCGCGCTGCCGCACTTCTCGATGAGCGGCAGGTTCGACGCGCAGAGCGGCTCCGTGCCCAGCGTCTCGGTTAACTGGTACAAGAGCGGCGGCGTCTTCGCCGCGAACAGCCCGCAGCTCATCGGCGTGGGCGACAACCGTCGCTACGACGAGGCGGTGGTCCCGCTGAGCCCGAGCGTCCTGCGCGGCATCGGCGAGGGCATCGGCTCGACCGGGGGAGACTCGTCGGACGTCATCGCGTGGCTAGAGCGCAACCTGCCGGCGATCATCCAGAGGTACACACCGGTCACGCTCGAGCGCGACCTCGACAGGCACATCAGGACGGTGATGGCAGGTGCATAGGCTCTACTACGTCTCGTCCGGCGGCGAGCGCGTCGACCTCGACGGCGGCGGAGCCTTCGTCGGCACCGCCCCCAAACTGCGCTCGCGCGTGTGGACGTACACGCTCGGGTGGCGCGGCGCGTCGGGCATCAGCCGCGCCGCCCGCGAGGCCGAGCTTGACGCCGTGATGACCGCCGAGCGCGCCGACGAGCTACGCAGGCTCGCCGACCGCGACGTCTCCTCCGGTACGCCCGGCACGCTCGTCTTCGACGGCGAGTGGTACCAGCGCGCCTACATCGCCAAGAGCGAGGTGGAGACGGTCTACGGGCGGCGCGCCGTCAAGGCCGAGCTGACCGTCCTCCTGCTCGACGGCGCGTGGCGGCGCGAGGTGTCCGCCGAGTTCTACGCCACCGAGACCGAGGACCCGAGCGGCCTCGACCATCCGCACGATTTCGAGTACGACTACGGCGGCTCGACCGCGAGCAGAAGCGTCACGGTCGGCGGCCTCGTGCCCGCAGACCTCAAGCTCACGGTATACGGCCCCGTGGCCAACCCCCGGGTCGCCGTCTCTCAAGGGACCTTCACCAACGTCTACGAGGCCGCCGTGGAGGTGCCGGGTGGCTCGCGCCTCGTCATCGACGGGTCAAGCCATCCCAAGAGCATCCAGCTCATCGGCACCTACGGCGAGGTCGAGGACAAGTTCGCCTCCGGCCTTCGCGGCGAGGGGGCGGGCTCCGGCTCGTACTGCTTCGAGCCGCTGCGCCCCGGCACGTTGTCGGTGGCGTGGGACGGCTCGTTCGCCTTCACCATGACCCACTATCAGGAGGAGGGCGAGCCGCCGTGGAGCTCATAGTGGCCGACAGCGCGGGCAAGACCCTCTTCCCGCTCGCGGACTTCGAGCTGGACATGGACTCGGGCTGGGGCGACGGCGTCGACAACACCTTCGACCTCATCGTGCGCGACCCCGACGCGCCGCTCCCCGAGGCCGCGTGGCGCGTCTACGCCGACGGCACGGAGATGGGCGGCCGCGTCGAGGGCTTCGAGCTCAAGACGGGCCGCACCTCCTCCGAGCTGCACTGGACCGGCTCCACGTGGAGCGGCGTGCTCGCCAAGCGGCTGCTATGGCCGGACGCCGGGCAGGACTACCTCACGCTCGCGGGCGACGCGAACGCCGTGCTCAGGCAGGCGGTGGCGCGCCTCGGCCTCGGCTCCTTCTTCTCCGTGTCAGACGTGGACGCGGGCGTGGCCGTGAGCTACAGGTGCTCGAGGGACACGCCCGACGCCTGGACGAACCTCAGGCTCGCCATGCGCTCCGCGGGGCTGCGGCTCGACGCCGAGTGGGTCGACGGCGCGTGCAGGCTCCAGGCGGCCAAGGTGACCGACTGGCGAGGCCGCGTCGACTCCGACCTCGTGGACTTCGACCTGACGAGCGACCTGCTCGTAACCAACCACCTCAAGGCGGCGGGCAAGGGCGAGCTGGCGTCCCGCCAGGTCGTTGACGTCTACGCCGACAACAAGGGAAACGTCGGCACGTCGAAGGCCATGGCGGGCGTCTTCGAGCTCGAGGAGTACTACGACGCCAACAACTCAGAGGGCGACGACCTGCGAGACCAGGCCGTGAGCCGCCTGAGGGACATGCAGACGGAGGGCAACGTCAAGGTCACCGTCGGCGAGGGCGTCGAGTTCGGCCTCGGCGACATGGTCGAGGCGAGGTACTACTCGCCGAACGTCACCGTGTCCGTCGAGATAAGCAGCAAGGTTACGAGCGCCACGGGCGCGGGCGCGTCGGTCACGTACGGCGCGTCCCCGAGCAAGACGAGGATGGGGTGAGGCCATGGCCATAACGTACGACGGCGAGCCGCTCTTCCAGTGGGACACGGGCCGCACGGTCGAGGTCACGACCGCCGGCGCCACGGAGGCCCACTTCGCGACCAGGGGCTCGGAGCGCGCGATGGTGGTCGAGCTGAGAGACGGCAGGGCGGAAATCCCGTCGTCCCTGCTCGCGCTCGGGTGCGCGATAGCGGTCTGGGCGAGCGACGGCGAGAGGACGCTCGATCGCGCCGTCTTCAAGGTGCACCCGAGGCCGAAGCCCGACGACTACATAAACACAGAGGACGAGATAAGGACGTGGGCCGACGTCGAGTCGTGGGTGCGCGAGCAGCTGAGCCATGCGGGCGAGCCCGGAACGAAGTGGTACGTGGGGGACGGCTCCCCGGCCATCGGCGGGCGTGTCGGCGACCTCTACCTCGACAGCGAGACGGGAACCTACTACCGCTACGGCGAGAAGGAGTGACAGATGGCGAACACATGGAACCAGGTCGGCACGCTCATGGGCCCGCAGGGGCCGAGGGGCGCGACCGGCGCGACGGGCGCCAAGGGCGGCAGCGTCAGGGTCGCGAACATCGACGTGAGGAGCAACAGCGACGTTGCCTTCTCCGCGCTCAAGCCCGCCGACGGCGTGCAGGTCGGCGACGTGGTCATCGACGCCAACGGCGACGTGTACGCCATCGCGGCCGTTGACTCGGCGGGCAGAACCGCGCACGTCGGCGAAGCCGTCGAGGGCGTGAGCGTCAAGGGCCCGCAGGGCCCCAAGGGCGACGCGGGCGAGAAGGGCGCCGACGGCACGTCCATCACCGTCAAGGGCGCCGTCGCCGACAAGACCGCCCTGCCTGCAGACGCGGCGGTCGGCGACACCTACGTCACGAGCGATAACGGCCACATGTGGGTCAAGACGTCGATGTCCGGCGACGCCCAGTGGACCGACCTCGGCGAGATGAAGGGTCCCAAGGGGGACAGGGGCGAGAAGGGCGCCACGGGGGACAGGGGCGAGAGGGGCGCCACGGGCGCGCAGGGCCCGGCTGGTCCCGGCATCACCTTCGGCCAGGGCGCCCCCACGTCCGCCTCGCAGGAGGGCGCGGTCTACATCGACACCGCCGACGGCTTCAAGGTCTACCAGTACGGCCGGACGGCCTAGCGAAAGGATCCCATCATGGCATGGACTAACATCGGCTCGCTCAAGGGGCCGAAGGGCGACAGGGGCGCCACCGGCGAGACCGGGCCCCGCGGCCCGCAGGGAGATAAGGGCGTCACGGGCTCCCAGGGCCCGACGGGCCCGCAGGGGCCCGCCGGCCCGAAGGGCGCGGACGGCACGTCGGTGACCGCGGGGACCGGCGCCCCGAGCGGCACCGCGGCGGTGGGCTCGGTCTACATCGACGCCTCCACCGGCGCCCTTTACACCTATAAGGCCTAGCTGGGATGGCGCTATGGCTTGGACAAAGATAGGCAGCATTAAGGGACCGACCGGGTCTACGGGTCCTCGGGGCCCGCAGGGGCCACAGGGCCCTGAGGCCTCGACCGCCAAGGTGTTCCTCGCCGCCCATCCCGTCGGCGCCCTCTATATGGAGAGCCGGGGGAAGAATCCCGGCGCCACCTACGGCGGCACGTGGGCCATGCGAGACAGCCAGAACGGCTTCATATGGGAAAGGACGGCTTAAATGGAGCTAGTCACAGGCAAGGCGGGCACCCCGCACGTCAGCTCTGCGGACGACGGCCGCCGCATCGCGGGCGAGGTCGGCACGGGCAGCTACGTCCTGCAGACGGGCGGCAGGCTCGCGCCGTCGCTCGTTGACGCTAACACGGTGCGTTTCGCCACGGGCGACATGATCGTGCAGGGTCGCCACATCGGCCTTACGGCGCCCGAGGACGTCAAGGTCGCCTCCGGCACGCAGGGCAAGAAGCGCACCGACTACATCTGCGTGCACTACAAGCGTGACGTCGCGGGGAGCAACCCAACGCTCGTGGAGACGTGCGAGTGGAAGGTGCTGCGGGGCACGCCGGGGACTACGGCAACCGCGCCTACGGTGCCCGCCGGGTCCATCCTCGATGGCGACGCCGAGGCGACGGTGCCCGTCGCGAGCGTGTCCTTCGACGGCCTCACGACGGGGAAGCCTAAGCTGCTCGTCCCGGTCCTCACGCCGCTCGCCACCCTCGGGGATTCCGTATCCCAGACTCAATCGTTTTCGTCAGGTGGGGTCTCGGCGGCCCGCGTCGGGCGGGTCTGCACCGTCTCGGCAACGCTGTCTGCTGCCTCGGTCGACATTCCAGCCTGGTCGTCTGGCGTCGCTGCCACACTCCCGGAAGGCATGAGGCCGCCAACGACGGTAGGCGGCTCCGCGTTCGTCGAGACCGACACGAATAGGATCGTGCCAATCGCCGTCGAACACGGCGGCGCCGTCAGGATCTTGACGCGGGCTGTGACGGTCACCAAGACCACGCTGATGTCGTTCTCGGTCACATACGCCGTCTAGGCGACGAAGCAGACCTGGCCGCTGAAGTCGCCGGAAGCCTTGCTCGTGCAGTAGACGGTGCCGTCCGCGTGGACTGAGACGTATCCCGCCGCGCTGCCGTAGGATATGGCCCCGACGACTTCTCGTGTGGGCTTCACCGGCAGCTTTCCGACGTTGCGAACCGCGCCGGCCTGGATGGTCA